CTGGACCTCGATAGCGCGACGGATCTTACGCTCAATTTTCGTCATGCCGTTAAACATGCGAAGGATTACGTTAGCGCGGAAATCCGGAGACTCGAACGGGGTTTGCCCAGGCATACGCTTAAGCAAATCGAACGAGTTAATCGGAATCGCCTCTTTATGAATAGGCGGCTTAAAGCCCTTATTCGTGTAGAGGTCTTCGGAGTTAATCCGATAGCCGGTCGAGAGATCCTCGATAACGATAGAGATATCCTCGTCACTTCGGACGATATCAATTTCTACCTCTTCCGAGGTATGGAAGTTCTCGGGCGGGCTCTGGAACAGGCCCGAGAGAAACAGCATAGGCTGTGCCATTTGCTGATAAGCGCGAATCATGCGCTTGGTAGTTGCTCCGCTCATGGTAAGCGCTCCTTACTGGTTATCGAGAATGCCCAGCTCTTGTACGTCAATGGGAACGAGCCCATAGTCGCGGAGCTGGTCAATTACGGCGGCGTCGATATTGCTATCGTCCCCGTCGGCGTCAATTACGAGGCGCTCTTTACGGTAAGAGCCTGCCACGCCTACCCGGACCGGAACGTCGCCCGCGCCAGTGACGGTTACGTCGTACGTAACGACCGCTTTCGGGATTCCGTTCTCGTTGGTGGTCCCGCCCTTAACGAACGGTACCAGGGCGCCAGAAACCGAATCACGCGCGAGGATAGTCCCCTCGACTACGGTACCGGCGCCGCCAAAGGTAAGCGAATCGTCGCGGAACTGTGCGTCCTGGAGGATTACGTTACCAATATCCACGTTAGTTACTGTCATGCTCATGGCTTTAAGCCTCCGCGCTCACGCCGAGCCGGGCTTCTACCAGGCTGGCTACGTTATCGGCGGCGTCGTCGCCGTCGGCGCTTGCGGTAGCCTGGTCGGCTGCGCTTGCGGCGGCGTCTTCGCCCTGGCGGGTAGCTACGTCGCTGCGATTCATGCCCGACGTAAGGTACGTCGCTTGAAGCGTCGCGGTCATAGCTGAACCGTCCTTAATTGCCGCGCTAGCGGTCTCCATGGCGCCCGACTTCTCGCCCATAATCAGGTGGGCGCTTACGCGGTCCCGCTCCTGGCTTACGCCCTCAGCTACCGCCGCCGCGTAAACGTCGGGATGCTGGGCCATCAAAGTTTTAAGGTCCATATTTACGGCCTCCGGTTTATCCCCGCCGCTGCGGGCGGTCGTTGAATTGGTATTATCGACTGCTTTAAGCCGAGTTTCTGCTATCGAGTCAATCATACCACGCTTTAACGCCTCGCCCGCAAGTAGGGTCGCCCCCTGTCCGAACTCGGCGTTTACTTTCTCCATTGTCGCGCCCCGCCCCTCGGCGATTGCGTCGACAAAAATTTCGTGCATAGCGTCCAGCTCTTCGCGGACCATGGCCTGCCCTTCCTCGGTCGTTACGTCCGGGCGTTTCTTCGGCGCGTTGGTGCTGGCGATACTGATTTCGGTCGGGTCGTTCATAAACGTAGCCACGACGCCGACGCTACCGACCCGTACGGCCCGGTTCGCGGCGACAATCTCGTCGGCCTGGCTGGCAATAGCGTACGCGGCGGAAGCGCCCAGGCCGGACACGACGGCCCGTACTGGTTTCTTTGTGGCCTGGATAGCCGCCAGCGTATCGAAGAGCCCGTCGAAGTGCCCGCCCGGCGAATCAATCGCGAGCGTAATGTCCTGGACGTTCGGGTCGTTGTCCGCTTCGGCGAGCGCCGAGATAATCTCGGGGTACGTTACGTTACCGCCGCCGAAGAGCATAGCCATAAACGAGGGGCGCTTCGTGATAACGCCGCTGATTGAAATTTCGGCGCTATTGCCTGCCAGGGTCATAACCCGGGAGACGCCCGACTCTTCGGCCGCGTATCGACTCGCCTCGAACTGCTGTTGCTGCTCAATCGTCGGAACGACGCCGGCTTTTTGTGCCTGCTCGATAGCCTGCCGGACGGCTGCCTCTAATAGCCACATGGTTATAGTTCCCCTGCTTCCGGGAGCGCCTTCGGGGCTATCTCCCATTGTTTAAAGTATGCGTACCAGTCGGCCGGGTCCGCCGAGTTATTCTCGAACTCTAACAGAACAACCGTACCGGGAGGTATAACTCGTACGGCCGACGAAGCGTTAAGGCCGCTGCCTTGGCCTGGGTTCGAGCCCGGGCCCGACTGCCCCCATAGCGGGATTTCCGAGAATGCGTCGGCCGGGTCTGCCGTTACGCCGGTGAGTACCTCGAAGGTCGCCTCGGTACCGACCGGAGAGTCGGACCGCATAGGTACCGCGGTAATTGTGCGCGCGACGGTACCGCCGGAGAAGTTACCCGCGGAATACTGGCGGTAGAACCCGCGCGTTTCGCTCTGCTTAATCTCGCGGAAGTTTACCAGGGTGTACTTATCGGCCGGGGTCGTGACCCGTAGCCAGACCCGGCCGCCCCCGATAGGGACCGCCGACTCGTACCATTCGAACTCGAACTCTAACCCGCGAATCGTAAAAAACGCCTGCAGGGGGAGCGGTACCCGGTCGTATAGGTTCTGTAAGTCTACGTTAGCGGTCATTACTGGCGCCCTCTTCTACGAGCTGGACGACGGCCTCGCTTGCCTCTTCGAGCGCGCTGATAGCCTCGTCCGCGTTCTGTTCGCCGAACTCCTGTTTAAACTCCGCCAGGGGTCTAGCCGCTTCGACTTTAAGCTCGTTCTCGCGCTTAAGCCGTTTAATGTTCTTCGAGAATTTGGTACCGGTCGTAATGCGGGCCTCGCGCGCGTTCGTCGACCACCCCTCGTCTACGAGTAGCTTCGAGCCCTTCGCCTGTTTGAGCATATCGGTAGACGGCTTAATCGAGCCGTACCAGTCTACGCAAACCCACGCGCCGAACTGGTCCCAGCGTTGCGGGTTGCGCCATGCTTCCAGCATCCCGGGCGCCTGGATCTTTTGGAGAAGCGCCTCGCTTAACAGCCAGTCGATATAAATAGGGGTGCAGAATGTCTCGCCCCAGTCGGACCATACGCGGTTAAGGTAAATTTTAAACTCGTTAATCGCGGCCTGGCTGGCGGAGTAATTGTTCGAGAACGCTAACCGGAGGATTTCCGGCGGGACCTCGTTCGCCCACGCGACGGCCTGGATAATGGCCTCTTCAAACGTGCCGAAGTTTACGTCGGTCCCCTGGCTATGGAAGCCCTGGGGCTTCTCGCCGTGCTGTAGCTCTTCCATAACGACGCCGGGGATCTGGTTCGCTATGTTAAAGCTCCGTTTCTTACCGTCCGTGTCGGCGACCGTGGCCTTATCGCGGCGTACCGCGCCCGCCTGTACGGGGAGCGTCCCGGGCTTGTCCTCGGTCTTCTCGATAAACATAGCCAGGATGGAATTAACCACGGCCTTACGCTGGGCGCTATCGCGGTACCGGTCGATTTCCTTAAGCGACTGCATAACGATAGCTAAGAGCGGCTGGCCTCGTACGTCGTCGAGGCGCCGGTCGGTACCGTAGACGAGCCACGAAATACGCCGGCCCGACTTCTCGCCGTAGGCCGGGATACGCTTCGCGCTTCCGTCGTCCTGGCGGATCCAGTGGGCGGCTACCCGTCCCTGGGTATCGAACTCTACGCCGTGCCGGATAACGTGGCCCTGGCGTATGTTTACCTGGTCGCCTAACGGGGTCTGTACCTTGCCGCCGCTAACAAGCTGGATCATGGTAGGCGCGTACGCTGCGACTGTCGCATTACGACCAGGACGTCGCCCTCGACAAGCGCCTCGGTACGGGCGATACGCTGGATAGCGCCAAAGGTCGACTTATGTTTCCAGTCGCATAGCTCCGGCGTCTTTCCCCATATCCCGAACCGGTTTTCGACGGTCTCCGACCAGTCGTTAAGCTCGTCCTCCCCGAGCCCGATAATTTCCTCGTCGGGCGCGGCCTCGGGCGTTAAGCCGGTGTTAATCTCGTTGGTAACGAGCCGGCGGATAAGGCCACGGGCGTAGAGGTTTTCGTTAAAGAGCTGGGCGGAGCGCTGTCGTAGCGTCCAGTAATCAATATGTTGGATCTGGGTAGGGCCGAAGCCGCCGGCGAACTTCCCGCCGTCGTATATCGAGGACTGCCACGGAGAAAAACCGGTCTGGCCTGCATAGGCGAACGGGTCCAGGTCGTCGACCGCGCGGATATTGTCGTCGGCCTGCGAACTGTGCGTTACGTTCCATACCGCGTTAACGGCGCGCTGTAGAATGCTCGGTTTTCCTACCATGCCGGCCCCACTATGACGGCGCCGCCGTTCTGGCGAGCCTGTAGAGTTACGAGTCGATTATATAGGCCGTCGAGCGCGTTGTTTAGCGTCGACAATTCCAGGCGCGTTACGGTCTGGCGGCTCTGCCCGGTATCGAGCGTATACGACTGGACGCCGCCGGAGGTAAGCGCCGTAATGGCGTCCTCGTACGCGATAATTTGCGCCTTCGTCGCGTCGATCCTGCCTTGTAAAAATTCCGCGTCCATAAAAAACCGGGCCTGGGCCTTGAGAAATTAGGATTTTAGTAGCTTACAGTATACCGCTCTACTCTTCGTAGTAAAGTTTTTCGCCCTCGATATAGTCCCAGAACGTCGGCCAGTCAATCGTATCTAGCTCGAAATACTGGATACAGATAGACCACGCCAGGATTTCTACCGCGGCATGGCCGTAGCCGAGTAGGTCCCATAACTCGTTAGCGGCGTTACCCGGGCGGTGCCAGTAGTACGTAACCTGGCCTTTCTCGTCCTGGCGCTCGCGCCGGCTCTCGACCGTTAGCTCTTTGAGCTGCTTATCTGAGATATCGACCGGGGCGTTAAAGTGGTAGGGCTTTTGTTAGCCCGCGTCCTCGGTCCATTCCCGGCGGAGTACGGGCGCGAGCCGGTCCTTATAGTGGTCTACCAGGATCCGGTAGCCGACCGTACCCGACTGGGTCTTAAACTCGGCGAACTCTTTAATACTCTGGTTCTTCCCGGGGCGGTCGCGCCCCAGTATCGGGTAGACCCCCGTAGCGTAGTCGCTGCAGAAAGTCGATACCGTGTCGTTCGCGTACCCGGCGTC